AAAGTATTTAGACCGCAAAGCGATGGCGCAATGGTTCAAAGACCAAGAGGCGAGCGTATGATTAGACCCTTTGTGCTTGCCTTCCACAAGCAGAACTCTGGAGTATCACACCATAGGACATTTGCACCCTTGATATGCCACAAGGATGCCGATGTCTTTTTTATTGAGAAGATAACGGACATTGACCCCGAGATGTGGCCTAAAGTCACTCACATCTTTGCAAGCCGTGCATTCCCAGTAGAGCCGTTTGATGACTTCGTAAAGCTCTGCCGCAAGGAGGGCATCAAGCTAATCGTTGATAACGATGATTGGTGGGTTCTACCCCCTACGCATCCTCTGCAAGGGTTGTACGTTGAGCAGATGAGAACTCGCATCGTGCGCTCTATGAAAGCAGCAGATGAAGTGTGGGTGACAAATAAGCACCTTGCCTCAAAAGTCAAGAAGTATAACACCAACATCCGAATCATCCCCAATGCCATCAGCGTACCAACGTGGCAGGTAGAGAGAGAGCCAAGCGAAGAAGTGCGCTTTGGGTATATAGGAGGCAACCACCACGCAGCAGACGTAAAGGAGTCCACAATCAACCTTGAAGGCTATCAAGGGTATGTGGCAGAGGTAGATGGCTACCCCGATATTATGAGGGCAAGCCATAGGCTGCCCACTATGCCACCAACACACTACCATAAACTCTACGAGTTCTTTGACGTGAGCCTCGTACCGCTTACGACATCGGAGTTTGCAAAGTGCAAGTCGCACCTAAAGATGCTTGAGGCAGGGTTCAGCAAGTGCGCTCTGATAGTGAGCAACACACAACCCTATTCACCCTATATCACAAAGGATAATTGCATTGCTATCAAGCACCCAAGCGAATGGGCAGGAGCAATCAAGAGGCTAAAAGAAAACCCCAACCAAGTGGCTGACCTAACAGAATCGTTATACGAGTATGTGCAGGACTTCACGATGGAGAAAATAAACGAACTACGATGCTTTACATAGTCACGCCCTGCTCACGCCCTCGCAACCTCGTAAGGCTAAAACAACACATCCCTGCCTATGCAACGTGGGTGGTGATGATGGATGCCTCTACCAACTACAAGGGAGCAACAGGCGCATCAGTCACACACTACTCCACACGCACGGGGGATATGGGCAATCCCCTACGCAATGAGTTTCTTGACTTGTATGCTGATTCCTTTACCAAAGAAGATTGGGTGTACTATCTGGATGATGACAACATCCTGCATCCAAAGTTCCTTGAGGAGTGGAACAACCTAAACTCCCTTGACTGTTCAATCGTAACGTGGGGGCAAGGGGGCAGGCTACGCCCTACCGACCAACCCCAAGTCGGCAACATAGATACCGCCTGCTATATGTTCAAGCCATACGACCTGCCTAACCTACGCTTTGAGATGACCTATGAGGCAGATGGCATCTTTGCTAGTGAAGCCGCAAGGCTCGGCACACTTATCTGCGTAGAGCAGTACCTTTGTTATTACAACGCCCTAAAATGAAAACGAGCAAACAAATAGACGGGTGGTTCAACCACCAAGCAGCATACGACTACCTCCTTGCTAATATGCCCGAAGACGGCACGTTCGTAGAGCTGGGTGCTTGGCTCGGTAAGTCATCGGCCTACCTATGCGACAAGGCGACATCCCAACAAATCACAATCGTTGACACTTGGAAGGGTTCGCCAAACGAACTCACGACCACCCACAAGCTCGCAACGGAGATAGACATCTACAAGCTCTTTGTGGAGAATATGGGTGAGCGTAAATACAAGGCAATCAAAGCAACATCCAAAGTAGCATCAAAGAAGTTTACCAACGAATCCCTAGACGTGGTATTCATAGACCTTACCCATACCTATGAGGCGGTAAAGGAGGATATCAAGCTATGGCTGCCCAAAGTAAAGAAGGGAGGCTACATCGCAGGAGATGACTACCATGAACATTGGAAGGGAGTAATCCAAGCCGTTGATGAGCTGCTGCCACACGCTACGTTCATTGATGACTGTTGGATTTACCAAAGGTGAAGAACCACACAAAGGTCTACCTCAAAGGGATGGGCTACTCCACAACTGACTTCATACCCTGCGAGATATGTCAAGCCCAAGCGCAAGACATTCACCACATAGAATCACGCGGAATGGGTGGAAGCAAAATTGCTGATACTATTGAGAACCTAATGGCTCTATGCCGTAATTGCCATACAGAATATGGGGATAAGAAGCAGCACAAAGAGATGCTAACCGCAACACACGATCACCACCTCGCAAAAAGGGTTATTTAGATACAACCGAAAATAACGGAATTGAACGGATATGAAAGATGACAAAGGCAGGTTCATAGCAGGCAACACAGGAAGGCCAAGCGGAACACCAAACAAGACCACCAATAAAATCAGAGAGGCATTCCAAACCCTCATAGAGGCCAACCTTGAGAATATGACCCTATGGCTCACCCAAGTTGCTGCTGATGACCCGAAGGGCGCACTTGACCTGTTGAACAAGATGGCAGAGTACACGACTCCCAAACTCGCAAGGGTGGAGAGCTCACACGAAGTGTCGGATGAGCTAACGAAAATCAAGGTAGAGATTGTCCGAGCTAAACCTAAAGAGTAGCGAACTCTTTGAAAAGAACTACACCGCCCCAACTCGGATAGTAGTCAATCAAGGCGGCAGCCGTTCTGGTAAGACGTACTCGCTTTTGCAGATGCTCATCGTGATGGCGATGGAGGATAGAGGCAAGGTGTATTCGATAGTGCGAAAGTCGCTGCCGTCTCTGAAGATGACGGCCTATCGTGACTTCTTTGAGATTCTAAATGCCAACGGCCTCTATGATGAGGCACGGCATAACAAGAGCGACTACACCTACGAGCTGAATGGCAACCTCTTTGAGTTCATCAGCCTTGACCAACCTCAAAAGAAACGTGGAGCAAGACGTGACTATCTATTCTGCAATGAGGCAAACGAACTTACTTGGGAGGATTTCTTTCAGCTCTTGATTCGTACCACAGGCAAGATATGGGTTGACTACAACCCCTCTGATGCGTTCCATTGGATTTACGATAAGCTGCTGACTCGTGATGATGTCACCTACATCCAATCCACCTACCTTGATAACCCGTTCTTGGATGCCTCTATTGTTGAGGAGATAGAAAGGCTGCAACATACGGACAATGACTATTGGAGAATCTATGGATTAGGAGAACGTGGTATGAGCAGAGCCACCATCTTCCAATACGGGCAGGCAGAGATACCAACGGATGCCACGCTCCTATGTCACGGGATGGACTTTGGTTACACCAACGACCCTACCGCACTTGTGGCGGTTTACAAGTCGGGAGACAATCTTTATGTGGATGAACTTATCTACCGCACAGGGATGACCAACCCCGACATCAGCAACGTACTTGCCTCACTTGGCCTTGACCGAAGGGCAGAGATATATGCTGACTCTGCGGAGCCTAAATCTATTGAGGAGCTGCATCGTATGGGATGGAACGTGAAACCCACGCAGAAGGGCGCAGATAGCGTCATAGTGGGTATTGACGTGCTGAAGCGGCACAAGCTATTTGTAACCCCACGAAGCAGCAATCTAATCAAGGAACTTCAGAACTACAAATGGGTAGAGGATAAGAACGGCAACCTCTTGAACAAACCGATAGATGCATTCAACCACGCCATAGATGCGCTGCGCTATGCGACCTACAACAAGTTGAGCAGACCTAACTTTGGCAGGTATGCCATACGCTAAAACTAAAAGGTTATTTTAATACAATGGAACTAAAGGTAATTGTACCCACCGCCCTATCAGAGATCACGCTTGACCAATACCAACGCTTTGCGAGGTTAGAGGGCGATGAGGAGTTCTTGACCCACAAGATGCTTGAGATATTCTGCGGAGTGCCTCTGGCTAATCTTCCGAATGTGCGCATCAAAGACGTGAGCCATATCAGCAAGCACATTAGTGCCATGATAAACGAGAAGCCAAGCCTCACGCCAACCTTCACGATGGGGGACACCAAGTACGGGTTCATCCCAGAACTAGACAATATCACCTATGGTGAGTTCGTTGACCTTGACGGCTACCTACAAGACGTGCAAGACCTGCACAAAGCGATGGCGGTATTGTATCGCCCTATCACAAGCGAGGTCAAGCATCGGTATCTCATAGAGCCATACGAGGGAGCAGGCAAGTACTCGGAGCAGATGAAGCAAGCCCCGATGAGTGTTGCTATGGGCGCAACGCTTTTTTTTTGGCATTTAGGGAACGAGTTACTGCAAGCTATGCTGACCTCTTTGGAGGCGAAGAATCAAACGAATACTCCAAGCAAGGACAATTCGCCAAGCAATGGGGATGGTATGCAACAATCTATCAACTTGCTAAAGGAGACATTAGGCAGTTTGCAGAAATTACACAACTACAACTCCACGAGTGCCTACACTTCCTCACCTTCGAAAAGCAAAAGCAAGAGGTTGAAAACGACCTAATAAAAAAGTCAATAAAATGAGACAGTTCTACGACATCACCACCAAACTAAAAGATACGCTTGAGGCCAATAGCCAAGTCAACGTGGTAACCACAGGGGATATTTTTGACATAGACCTAAACAAGCAGACCATCTTCCCCTTGTCGCATATCATCATCAACCAAGCAACATTCGAGGGACAGATAGTTCGCATGAACGTGAGCATTGTTTGTATGGACTTGGTAGATGAGACCAAAGAGAATCCTCGCTTGCAGGCAGA